TCCTAGAAATATGGAAAGACAGACTGTGACTAATCATCCAATGGGGTGGAAACTATCTACTAATGGTAATAATTTTGTACAAGGTGTTTGGCAAGTTTATGCAGTATTTAAAGATGGAGTAGTATAATGAGTAAAGTTGTCGTAAATCAATTACAGCATTCAACAGGAGGTTCAGCTCCAGCATTGACATGGTTTACTGCTGATGGAACTAACAATCAACACGCTTATTCAACAGATACATCTGGAACATTAGCTTGGAAAACAGCCAATCCTCCACCTAAACAAGGCAATAATGTTAAAATGAATTTTCCAAATTCAATTACAACAGGTAAATCATTTCAAACTGATGGCTCAGGAAATATAACACTAAGATCAGCAGCGGCTCCCTTTACAACGCCAGACGGAAGTGAAGAAGGTTGGAGATTGTGTGATAGATATGAAGTAGCTGACTCAAATGCTGTTGGCACTGTATGGCTTGGTATGCCTAGTGCTTATACAAGTAATTTAGAAAATGTAATGGCTTATAGAATTATAATAAAAGGAATAAGATGGCCTTTAAGTCAGTATTCTACAAATGCTTTTAAAATAAAAGCTACCAATCAAGGCGGCAGTGTTCTTAATACTAACAATCAGGCTCATGTTGGTTATCAATGGCGTAGAGGAAGTAATGGTGGTGGCACAAGTACAACAAGCGGTGCAGGTAATATGCAATATTCTCAAGGTCTTAATATGAGACCTATGTATAACTACGATATGAATAGATATTACCCAAGTACTTATAGTTTTGAGAACAACAACGCAAATAACACTACACAAAATCCAAGTGGTGCTGAAGGATTAAACGCTCAATATGATTTTTACAATGGTAAGATAGGTCCAATGGGTCATTTTTGGTCGTGTTATCAAAGAGAAAATCCAAATTCAACACAAATGACACAATTTATTATGAGGGAAATGTTTACATCAACTGGTGCTATGTATGATAATGCAAATATTGGTGGTTTTCAGCTTGAATCTACAAGTGGGGCTGCAATGATGGATGGTTTTTTTGAGCTTTATGCAGTATTTAAAAATGGAGTAGTAACATAATGGGTAAAATAGTAGTAAAAAATGTTCAGTCTCAAAATAGTGCGGTATCTTTTAAATTACCTAGCACTGACGGATCAGCTAATCAAATAATGAAAACTGATGGTAGTGCTAATCTTGGTTTTAAAGATGCAAATGATAGTTTTCCTAGTGCTGATGGATCAAGTAAAACTTACACACTACCAAATACTGACGGATCAGCTAATCAAGAATTACAAACAAGCGGAACTAGTGGTGCAACAACTTTTGCTACACCACCTGCTTCACCTTTAACAAGTCCAGATAATACTCATCAAGGATTTAGATTTTGTGATAAATATTCTCCTCTTACAGATACACCAGCTAACAGCTTTACTTTAACAGTTCCTACTTCTTGGACAAGTACAGCATCAGATGTAATGGCGTTTCGTATACAGTTTTGGGGTATGAGAGGTTTAGGTGGAACAGGTCATTCTACGCAACCTGTTATTAAATTTATGCAACAAAATGGATCAACTACATCAATATATGATACCGGCGGTAACAGAGGCGGTGTAAATGGTTTTAATTCATTTTTTGATGTTTCTGCGAACCAAACTAGCAATCCAAATCTTGCTACCCAAGCATTTCAACTTACTTCAGCAGGTAGAATGGCTTTAAATATGAACAATGCAAATGTTCAAAATGGTTATAGTGATGCTGCTCCTCTTTTTACTACAAACAATGATTCTTGGTCTGGTTTAGGATATATGGCAACTTTTGATATGTTTAATCACAGTGCTGTTCCACAATTTTGGATAAAATCATCAGCTATGAGTAGTAATTATAACTCATCTGGTACTTGGGGAACATCGTTCTACGAACAAGTTTATGGATCAAATGCTCATGTAGGATCATCTAGTACTGTGCAAGTTCCTTTTCATAATTCAACAGCAGGTCATACAATGGGTTTCCAAATACAAAATGAAGACGGCAACAGTACTAATTGGGTAGATGGATGTGCTACTTTATGGGCTTGGTTTAAAGACGGCGTTGTGAGTTAAAAATGGCTAGTACGAAAATACAAGTCCCTTCAAATGCCGTAGCAAAAACTTACACCTGGCCCGCAACAGACGGATCAAATGGTTCATCCCTACAAACAAATGGTAATGGAGTATTAAGCTGGTCTAGTGCTGGTGGTGGAGATAGCAGAGTATTTTGTGGTTCTTATGATTTTAGAGTAGATGGTTCAAGCACAGCACAAAATGTTTTAATTAGTTTACCAGCAGAACAAACAGCAGCAAATGTAAGGTCGTATGAAATTAATGTTCATGCTCTTAATTTTGCAGGAAGTGGAGATTTTTTATGTATGCTTCCTTATAATGGAAATTCAAGTATTTATACAGGTCCGACTTATAATACTTTTACATATATGAATAGTAATTCTGGAAATGCTACTAATAACAGGAAAACACAATCAACTGCATTTATTTTAAATTGGGCTAATGGTACAAGCTATGATTTGTATAGTGGAAACACACCTACTCAAGAAAAACAAACTTATAATAATGCTAGTGGACATGGTGGTCAATTAATGTGCAGAGCAGTTTATACAAATTCACTTAGAAATGGTAGTTTATATTATGATGCTTCTTGGCGTTATGAGTCTGGTAATCATTCTCAATCAAGAGTTTTAAGTATATCTTCAGCTGATGCTGCAACAACTAGCAATTATGCAGATGGTTTTTATTTTTATTGCGGTAACGATAGTCAAGCAGTAATATCTAGGGCAATTATGGAAGGCGTAATATCAGTTTACGCAATTATAGGCTAAAAAATTATGGCAACACAAAGAGTATATAATGCAACAACAAAAGAATATGTTGATATAGATGTAACTATTGTACCAGATGAAGAAACAACTTTAGCTGATGCAAAAAAAGATTTTAGATTAGAAAGAAACATATTGTTAAAAGATTGCGATTGGGCTTTAGCTTTTGACAGTCCTTTAACAGAAGAACAAAAAACTGAAGTTACAACATATAGACAAGAATTAAGAGATTTACCTGCACAATCAGGTTTTCCAAATGTTGAGTTTCCAACTAAACCAAGTTTTTTAAGTTGATTAAATATCTTAATTGATGTAAAAAATTAAAAAGGAGTATTAAATATGGCAAGACCAACACAAGATGATTTCGCGGTTTTTACAACTAGACCTAAGATAAGTACTAGGGATAATGACGAAAGTTCACCTACTTTTGGACAAAGAGTTGTAAGAGATTTTACTGATGCAGAATGGGATGATGCAAAAGAATCAGCACAATATGAAATTGATAATTGGGATGAAGCTCAGTTAGGAAGAATAAGAGGTGAGAGAGATTATCTTTTACAACAATCTGATTGGGCAATTAATAATGATTCTCCGTTAAGTTCTGCTGATCAAGCATCTGTTACTACATGGAGACAAGAGTTAAGAGATTTACCAACATCTGAAGCAGATGTTGCTGATATTGCAATACCTGCTTGTCCTGTATCAGGTGTAGTTGATAGATAATGTCAATACTTAAAGATTTAGACGAAATTCATGGTAGAAATCATTTACATGAATTTGAAGTTAGTTTTTCCGTAGAAAGTAAATCAGGTCATTTTATTGATGCTTTGTTAGAAGTAGATTCTAAATCATTGGGAGAGCAAATCAAAAAATTAATAAAAGACGAAAATGGACAATACACAGTAGAATAGTGTAAATTGTCTATATTAGGAGTAATTTAGACAATGTCATATGGATTCACATCATATTCAGAAGACACATACGCAGGCTCTGGTGAGTTTATAAAAAACGAAACTATTGCTGTAACTGGTTTTTCTTTAACAGCAACTTTAGGAACAGTTCATGCTGGTGAATTTGTAACTGTACTACCTACCGGCATTCAAGCACAAACACATCTTACAGGTCCTGCTGTTCAATTTGGCGGTGTATTTGGTGTTACTGGTGTCCAAGCTGCATTCCAAACAATTGGACCTTATTCTGTACAAGCTGTTGGTAATGAAACTATATTCGTTACAGGTAACAGTATTGCAGCTACATCTGCTTTAGGTAATGAATCAGTATTATTAGCTCCAAATGTATTCCCAAGCGGAATCGCAATAAATGCTGTGCTTGGCGATGAAACTGCAAAAACTGGTGTTATTGCTAAGCCAAGACAAAATCAAAATTTCTCAGTTAAAGTTTCTAGCAACGCTGGTTCAGGAAACAAATATTATATTGATGGTGCATTATCAATGCCAACTACATTGCATGTAGGGTTTACTTATGTGTTTGATCAAACAGATAATTCAAACGGTGGCCATCCTTTAAAATTTTCAACAACACAAGATGGCACACATGGTGGAGGGGTGGAGTATGCATCTAATGTAAGTATTTCTGGTTCTCCTGGTTCTACAGGCTCTACAACCATAACAATTACAGATTCTACACCTTCAACATTATACATATATTGTAGTGCTCACTCTGGCATGGGTATGGCAGTGTCTGTAGCAGGTAGTGTCGATTTAGGAATGACAACTACAGAAGGAAATGTTAGTGTAGGCGTTGGTGTTGGCGTATTCCCAACGGGAGTAAGTGCAACAGGAGATATCGGATTTATCCAAATAAACTTTGGAGCTGATATTTTCCCAACTGGATTAAGTATGACAGGAAGTATTGGCGACATAGCTATTTGGCAAGAGGTAGATAGTAGTCAAACTCCAAACTGGGTAAGGATTGCTGCGTAATGGCTACATTTAGTAATTTAGGTATAAAATTAATAGGTACAGGTGAGGAGTCAGGTACTTGGGGCACAAGTACAAACACAAACATGGAATTGGTTGACCAGGCAATATCTGGTTATATTAGTCATGCATTATTAGATGCTAACGCAACTTTAGCTATTGCTGACGGTTCAAGTTCAGTTGCAAGAAATAAATACATTAATTTTACTGGAACTTTAACCGCACATAGAACAATAACACTAAGTCCAAATGATTTAGAAAAAACTTGGTATGTAAAAAATGCTACAACAGGTGGTTTTAATTTAGTATTTAAACAAGGCTCATCTGGTACAACAGTAACAGTACCAAATGGTACAACAGCTATGATTTTTTCTGATGGCCTTGGAGCAACAAACGGTAATATAAAAAATGGCATAGGCACTCTTTTAACAGAAGGTGTTATTCCAGCAGCCGACAATACACATGATTTAGGTTCTGCAACACATGAATTTAGAAACTTATACATTGATGGTATTGCTTATTTAGATCAAGCCGATATTGATGCTGGAACTATAGATGGTGTTGATATTGGTTCTAATACACCTGCTACTAATTTAACTGTTGATAGTGTTAATATTAACGGAAACGAAATACAGGCAACATCAAATCAATTAGCTTTTGTGACTGGTGGTTCAGCTGAAAGAATACGCATAGATAATACAGGTAATATTTTTTACGCAGGTAGAACAACAACAGGTGCCACAACTAACGCTACATCTTATTTAGATACAGATGCTATGTATAAATCTTATCAAGGTACTGGTATACCACATATGACATTTTTAAATGGTGCAACAACTGTAGGCACTATTACTAATAACGGAACGAATGCCTCTTATAATACAACTTCTGATTACCGAAAGAAAAATGTAATTGGTCATATAGAGGATGCATGTGAAAGGGTTCTTGACCTTCAACCCCTTCAATATGAGTTTAAGGATATTATTAATCCTACAAAACAAGAAGGTTTTTTAGCTCATGAAGTACAAGAAGTTGTACCTCAGGCAGTCACAGGTGACAAGGACGCTGTTGATCCAGTAACAGACGCACCAATTTTGCAGCAATTAGATCATTCTAAGCTGGTTCCTTTACTTACTCAGGCATTAAAAGATGCTATCTGGAAAATCGATGACCTCGAAGAGAAAGTGGAACAATTGCAAGATGCCTTTAGCGAAATTTAATTTTAGACCAGGAATAAATAAAGAGACAACAGACTATACAGACGAAGGTGGCTGGACTGATGGTAATCTTGTTCGCTTTCAATCTGGTCTTCCTCAAAAAATAGGTGGCTGGGAAAAATATTCTGATAATACTTTTGTAGGTAGTTGCCGAACATTATTTGAATGGTCTGATTTTGACGGCAATCAATATTTAGGTGTAGGTACTAATCGTAAATTTTATGTTTTAAACGATGGTATTTATTATGACATTACACCACTAAGAGCTACACAAACTGTAAACAATCCTATGACAACAAATGGCACAACTTCTGTGCGGTTCACTGTCACATCTCATGGTTGTGCAACTGGTGATTTTGTTACTATATCTGGCCTTGGAGCACCAGTTAATGGTATTCCAATCGCAGAAATTAATAAAAATCATACAGTAGCTGTTGTAGATGCCAATAATTTTGATATAACAGTAGATACGACTGCTTCTGGTTCGACTTCCAATACTGGAGGCTCTCTAACATTTAAATTTGAAATTCCAACTGGAGAAGACCAGCAATCCTTATTAGGTGGTTGGGGTGCTAGTAGTTGGAACTCAGGTTCTTGGGGGTATGGTACTCCTACAGAATTTAGATTATGGAATCAGGATAACTACGGTGAAGACCTTATTATTAATTATCGGGGTGGAGCTATTTACAAATGGGATGAGTCTGGAGGGACGGCTTCCCGTGCCACCAACATTACGGCTGATGCAGGTGCCAACCTTGCACCAACTAAACCCAATCAAGTTATCGTATCTGAAAGAGATGGACATGTTATAGCACTTGGTGTTGATCCAATATCTGGAGCGTCAAGAACTGGAACAATAGACCCTATGATAATAGCAATATCTAACCAAGATAGTGCTGTTGATTGGGAAATAAGAACAGACGGCACCTCAACTGCCGATCAAATAGAATTAAACTTAGGCTCAGAAATTATTGGTGGTCTACAAACAAGACAAGAAATATTAGTATGGACCGACATCGCATTGTTTTCATTGCGATTCGTAGGCGGACCCCTTCCCTTTACCACTTCTCTCCTCGCTAGGGGTCCGTCGATTTTAGGACCTAATGCTGCTGTCAATGGTGCTGACGCAACATTTTGGATGGATAAATCTAACTTCTATGTATATACAGGTTCTATTCAAGCGTTACCTTGCACTGTTAAAGAATATGTGTTTGGCGATCTTAACTACGATGAACGATATAAAATATTTGGTTTTTCAAATCAAACATTTGACGAAGTAGGTTGGTTTTATCCTTCCGCTGGTTCAGCTGAAATAGATAGATATGTAACATATAACTATGTTCAACAAACATGGGCAATAGGTAAGTTAGAAAGAACAGCTTGGATTGATTACGGTATCTATCAAAAACCAAGAGCTGCAAAAGGTTCATCGACTGGATATGTGTATGCTCATGAAACTGGTTATGATGACGACGGTTCTCCAATGGATGGTGTGTTTGTACAATCTGGAGATATGGACTTACAAGATGGCGAGCAATTTGCTTTTGTTAGTAGAGTTATACCAGACTTTAAATTTATTGGAGTAGACGGAGCAGGTGCACAAACTGTTGATTTACTTGTACGAATGCGTGATGCACCAGGTGGAAATCTTGTTACTGATGCAAATGTTGCAGTCGATTCAGAAACACAAGTTAAGAATATTAGAGGGCGTGGCAGACAATTTGCTTTAAAAGTATCAAGTCACAATGATAGCTCACAAAACACAGCTAATAGATTAGGTGTAGGATGGCGATTAGGCTCTACACGATTAGATGTTAAACCAGATGGGAGACAATAATGCCGAGATATGACATAAGACAGGCCTTTTCTTCTCTTCCTCGTTTTAATAAAGATGATGTGGATGCTGATACTTTAAATAGGTTGGTTCGTACAATTGAACAAAACCTTTTTCAATTAGACTTAAATGTAGTACCTTCCTACACAACAACAGAAAGAAATAGTAGAAAATTTAGTCCAGGTGGGTTAATATTCAATACAACGATCGAAGTACATCAAGCGTACGATGGCAATGCTTGGCGAAATTTATATGAACAAGTGTTTTACCCGACAGGAGTAAGTGCCACAAGTTCATTAGGAACAATAACAGTGGTGATAACATAATGGCAGTAGGTTTATTAGCAGGATTAGGAAGAGGACTTCTCGGATTAGCAAGAGCAGGAAGAGGAGTTGTAGGAAGAGGATTAAGTAGTCCAAGAGTAGTTCAAGGTTTAGGAGCTTTAAGAACTGGATTAGGAACAGCTGCCACACAAGCAGGAAGATTTGGAAGAGCTGCAACACAAACAGCCGGTAGACCAATGGCTGGTAGAGCCGCTGCCGCAGGAAGAACTGTTGGACAAGGAACTAGAGCCGCAGCAACAGCCAGTAAAGCTATAGCAGATGATGTAACAAGGATTGCACAAGCAGCAATGAATGCATCAAGAGGAACTTCATCAGCTGCAAAAGCTGCCGCTGCTAGAACTGCTATTTTACAAAAATATCCACAATTAGGAAATGTAGCAGGTCAAGTTTCATCAGCAATACGGTCTGGAAGAACAAGTTTAGCTGGATTAGATATAAGAGGTTTAGTTGCCTCTACTCCAGGTATAGCACAAGCTGCTGCGGGAGCTGCAAGAGGGGCTGCATCCAGAGTTGCTGCTAGTCCTATAGGGCAAAAAGTAGGAGCTGCGGCACAAAGAGTTAACAGAGCTACAAATCCAAATGTTGCAAACCCAGCAGCCGATGCCGCTGCTTCGAGAATATTTGGCGGTATTGGTGGTTTAAAAAATACAGCAATGAGAAACATGCCAACTGCTCCAGGTGTGGGAGGCATTACAAACGCTATGAGACAAATACCAAGTAAATTTCCAAACGCTATGAGACAAATGCCATTTGCAAATAGATTTACAAAAACACCACCTAACCTTTTCCGTGATGCTGGTTCATACATGGGTGGTATGAGCACAAATCCAGCGGCTATAAGAGCAGCAATGAGTAAAGGTTCAATGGGAGTTCCAAATGTTGCAGGTCAAATAGCTTCTAACTTTACTTTAGGGAATGCGGCTAGAGCTTTAGGAAGAGGAGCAAAAGGTATAGGTAGTTTTGCTTACAAGTATCCTAAGACATCTTTAGTTGGAGGTACATTAGGCGTAATGTATGGTCCAGATGCCTATGACGCATTAACTACAAAAACTCCAGAACAACAATTAAGACAAGGCGTACAGTCTCTTGTAGGAACAGAAGAAAACAGAGAAAGAAGTGTTCGTGACTTAGCTGCCTTATATGCTCAAGGAGAATTAGGAAACGCTATTGGTACACCAGGAGCTAGAGGTTTAGCTCAACAACAAATGAGACAATATGTTGGTGGCTCTATCTTTGGTGATGAAGGTTATGCAAACATACCAATGAGAGGCGGTAGTGGAATGCTTGGAGGAGAAGGTATGTCTACAATGTCAGGAGATATCTTTAATAATCCTGCAAGAGAATCTATTATGAAAAGTTTTGGCATGCAAATGGATGACGAAGAAATAATAGAAAAGTATTCTAAAATATTAGATAAACAAAGAAGAAAGAAATCTTTAAATGCTGATGATATTAGATTCCTTATGATGTTTGAAGCATTGAATAAACCATCAAATCTTCCAACAGATGTGTTTAGCAGAAACACAGGTTTTGAATCAGCAAGAGCAAGACAAGATGTACAAAATCAATTAGGGGGTCAGTTTGAAGTATTAGACTATAACGAACTTTATCCTACTTACGCCCAACCTCAAACACCAATTAATGCAGCTAGTGGTGGAGAGGCAAGCGGTCCTGGAACAGGAACAAGTGATTCTATACCGGCAAGATTATCAGATGGCGAATTTGTTATGACAGCTAAAGCCGTTAAGGGAGCTGGTGACGGAGATAGAAAAGAAGGCATTAGAAAGATGTATGATTTAATGAATAACTTGGAGGGAAGGTAATGACTACACCAGTCAATCAAGGTCAATATACTTTTTCTGGTCAACTACCCAGTGTAACAGATGCTACATACGGTGGCGATGTCAGTTACAATCTTGCTGATCCTTATATAAGAGCTTTAACAGAATTTTTATTTAATCAAGGGTATGCGTTTTCTTCTAAACCACCACCCCTAGAAGCTATAACTACACAAATAGCTCCGTTTAATCCTTTAGAACAAGCAGCACTTGACTTAACTGCTCAAGGTGTAGGGGCGTATGCTCCTTATTTCCAAAGAGGTATGGAGGCTTATGAGGGTGCATTTCCATTTATAGGAGAAGGTGCATCTGTAATGAGAGATGCTTATCCTCTTTATTCCGAAGGTATAATGGGATTAAGAGATGCAGCTAATTTAGCAAGAAGTGGGTTACAACCAACTGAAAGAGGATATTACGAAGCGATTAACATGCTTAACGCTGGTCTTGGTTCTTTTGATGACAGAGCTGCTAACTTTTACATGAACCCATATGTTAATTCTGTTATAGAAAATCAACTTGAAGATGTTGATGAATTTTATGATAACAAAATAACAGAGTTAAATTTAAACGCAGCAGGTTCTGGTCTTAGAGGTTCTACACGATTAGGTATGATCGAGTTAGAAATGGAAAAACAAAAACAGGAAGCTAGACAAAATGTTATTAATCAAGGTTTAACATCTGCTTATTCTCAAGCTCAAAATCAATTTAACATTGAACAACAAGCCTTAAGAGGAGCAGCTCCAACAATGGCTGGTTTAGGACAAGGTTTTGGTAATACTCGTTCTGGACTTGCCGGTCTACTTTCTCAACTATCAACAGGTATAGCTTCTGGTGGTCAAAATTTTGCTCAACTAGGAACTGGTTTAGCAGGATTTGCTCCAGCTATGCAAAGTTTAGGTTCTGGATTTATAGGTGCTGGAGGTACTCTACAAGGATTACAAGGTGCAGATGTTGCAGCCCTTGCTAATGCTGGTAGAACTGCAAGAGGTTATGAACAATCTGTTTATGATACTGCAAGACAAAATGCTTATAACATTTACATGGACCCATATAATAGAACAAGTTATCAACTTGGTTTAGCTCAAGGTATACCAAGTAATCAAATGATGATGAGTCAACAACAAGGTGCAGTAGCAAGTCCGATGCAAACAACATTGTCTGGCTATGCTCCTTATGTAAATCCATATCAGATATTACCAAACTTACCTTCTTTACCAGGTGTTGGTGGCATAGGATTTAATCAAAGAGCTTATGGAGGTTAATTATGTTTAATCCACCAGTAGTAAAACCAAAAGGATATGCTATAGGAGGACCTGTTGGAATTGCAACAGGTAACATTGTAGAAGATACATTAATGTCTGATCCAATTATAGCTCAATCTAATGCAAGTAATATTCAAAAAGATTTAAACTCTTTAACTAACGATTTAAAAAAAGTTTCTAAGAATAATAAAAAACCTAAAAAAGAAACAAAAAGAAACGAAGAAAAAAAAGAATATGAAGATATAGAAGAATTTAGAGATTGGATTAAAACTAATACAGAAACAGATAACGATACTGGTGAAGTGTTTTTTATTCAACCAAGAACAGGAGAAAAAGTTCCTGTAGATAGTTCTCCTGAAGGCAATGTATTATTATATGAAGTTTTTAAAGAACAAACAGGAAGAACTGGTGAAGCATTAGACGCAATTGTTGATATGGATATTAAACAATTTCAACAAGCTCCAGAAGGTGTTGTTAATAGTGACTTTTCAAAAGAATTAAAAAAAATAAGAGAAGAACAAAATGTTGGTGATGCTGAGGCAATGGCAGCTTATAGTTCTGTTCCTTTTGATGGTAGTGTTGTAGGCACCGTACAAAAAAGAATGGGAATGTCTGATTTAGCAAGATCACAAGCACAAGAAGAATCTGCTCAAGGAAAACAATTTTTAGCTTACAGAGTTCCTGGCCAAAGTAATTATAAGTTAACTCCTGAACCAGTATCAATGGAAGAAATATCTAAATTAGGTTATGAGTTTGCACCACCTGAAATGGCAGAAGAATCATTTACACAAAAAGCAATATTAGCTGGTAGAATACCAATTGGCGGTGGAGGTATTTCTGAAACAGAAAGATTACAAAATCAATTACTACAAACAAAAATTGCTAAAAATATTCAGGACCTTGGTGAAGGACCAGACGCAGACCCTATGACACAAAAATCTATTTTAAAAGTAAAACTTCCTGGTCTTTATAGTAGAGGTAGTCAGGATAATTTACAGTTTCAAGTTCGTTTAAAAGAAGACAGCAAAGGCAATGTAAAGTATGCACCTGATGTTGATATCGCTCCAATTATAAGAGACATATATAAAGCAGAAGAATACTCAAAAGACACTCTTGATGAAATTAATATGGTAAAAGAGTTAATTAGTGCTGATACTGTTGGTTTATCTCAAAGAGTAAATGATTTATCAAGAGGTATATCAGCTCTCGCAGGTATAGATAGAAGTGCCTTTGATCCAGTTACAGGTAGACAATTAATACCTACACCGGAAATTCTTGCTAGATGGGCTAAAAGATTTACAGCTCAAAACATTACAATATTATTAGGTGAATCAAACAGAACTATTTCTGATGCTGATAGAAAAAGAGCTGACGACATTGTTAATATTTTAGGAACATTTACAGATGTTGCTTCAGCAAAAGCATCGTTAGAAGAACTTGTAAAAATATTTGAAAAACCATCTTACAATGCAAATACTGCATTACAATCACTTTACTCTATGGCAGAAACATCTCCTGGCGGTGGTTATTTAGATGAGATTGAAAGAGTTGAAAGAAAAGTTGCGGAGAGAATTGCTAAGTCTGGAGGCAAACTAACTATTCCTAGAAGTAGTATTGTAAGTTTTGATGAAGTATCATCACCAGGTGGAAGGACAGCAGTATCAAGTACGATAGATTTAAGGCAATAAGGTGAATTGTGGCTGTAAAAAAATATTATAAAACATTTGATGGTAAAGTTATTGAAGCAATTCAAGAAGCAGAAGAGATGTCTCCAGCAGAAGAAAGTGCTTTACGAAATGCAATTGGTGGAGATTTTACAACGGTAGAATCAAACACTGTTCAACAACCTAAAAAAGATATTTCACAAGAAGCTCCAAAGAAAAGTGTTTTTACAAGCACTGGAAGATTTAGAGGTGCTGATTATAAATCAGGTGTAACGAGTAATAGTTTTAGATTTCGTTTTGGAAACACAAATAATTTTAAAGAAAGAGTAAACTTTTTAGATAAGAATGTTGGCAAAGAAGGTTATGTTGTTGATAAATTAGGAGATTTTTTATTAACACCAAAAGGCCAGGAAAAATTAGGTATGGAGCCTACTAACAATTTAGTCGCAATAGATTCTACTAAATTTGAAGGTGAAGACATTATTGATCTTGCCGGTGAAGTGCTTGGTCCTACAGTAGGTTCAATAGCTGCCTTTACTGCTGCTGCTAAAAAAATACCAAAAACTGCTTTAGGTAGAGCTTTAGTAACATCACCTTACGGAGGTGCATTTGCTGCATCACTTCTTTTACCTTCAGTCGCAAGTGCCGGTGGAGCATACATAGGAGTGCTTATTGATGAAGCCCAACAATGGGCAAGAGGAATATCTGATGAAGCAATTAGTAGTATTGATAAAAGAGGAAAAATAGAAGCAACATATGCAGGTGTTGGTGATTTAGTTTTTGGAGGATTACTTAGAGGACTAGGAAGATATTTTAAAGGCAATTCTCAAAAACATTTAGATGCTTTTTATGGTAAAGGAGCAAACGATCCTAATTCAGATGCTTATTCTAAAATTTGGAAAGAATATGAAGAGACAGGAAAACTTACACCAGAACAAAACAGTATGTTGGCTGATATTGAAAAAGGCATAATGCCAGATTTTTATGCAAAACAAAATTTAGATATTAACTTAAAACACAGACTACAACTTATGGCAGAAACAATAGCTGGTAGAAGACAAGGAAAGTTATCAAAAAATGTTGATGTGTTTAGAGAAGAAATGAAAAATGCATTACAGATGACTGATGCAGGTAAAGAAATATTAAAACAGGGTGATGTAGATGAGTATATAAATAAAGCAATTCAAGATGCATTTACGACTACTACTGATGATTTTGTAGAATTAACTGATAGATATACTAAAGGGGTTCATACTAATTTAAGAGGTTCTTTAAATGCTTTATTAAAATTATCAGATGAAACAAATGTTGGTGGTCCAAAAAATATTGATGAAATAGCAGATGTTTATAATCAAATACAG